GTTATAGTTAGTGAGGTTACTTGGGATAGTGGAATAGTAGATTTGGACCGTACGACCAGGGACAATCTTTTCATAGATATTCACAGTCTTAGTAGTATTAAATGCTGGTACGTTTGCCATACGGTCGATACGCCAACGGTTAATCGGTAGCCATTCCTTAGAAGGACCAGGTGTTTGCCAAGATCCATAGAGCACATCTCGTGCATCATCTGGTAGACCGTAGGCAATCTGCGCTGCGTTGAATGTAAATGTAGTTGACGCTACTTGGAATAACTTTGGATAGAGTGAGTTAATGGTGTCGTTGATAGCCTGCTGAATCATTGTGATTGGGAATGTAGGTGTAAGGATTACCTGAGCATTCTCAGCGTGTGGGCTTGGTGTTGTACCTTGGTAGCCACGGCCAAAGCCTGGTGCTACGTTAAGAGTTAGGTTCTGTCGGTCAAAGGAGTTGACCCAGATAAGTTCGTTATCAATCTGCACGATACCTTTAGCAAGGTTATCTGCCGAACCAATCTTGATGTTCAAGTCGGTAGCTGAAATGCCACCTGCTGTTGCCACCCACGTAATGCGGTCTTGGCGCAGGGAATAGCCCTGTAGGTTACTCTGTACCTCTGACGTCATCTGACTGAACGTTGGCATCGCTTACCTTACTTTCATAGAATCGAACATTGCTTTGCAATCTTTCATTATCAGGCGCTAGTGCTAACGCCTTTAGGCCGTGATGTAGTGCTGTCTTGTAATCTCCTAGTTGCCACGCACTTACTGCAACTAAGTCTTCTGCCATATGGCCCCACGCCCAGGCTTCTACTAGAAATTCCATAGGCTTCTTGTCAAACTGCAGCGCAGTCTTTGCTACAAGGTGGCACTCATCCCACTCCTTGCGGAGGTAGTAATAGTTAGCCAGTGCTAAGAAAGACTCACGGCTTTCCCATTCTTCTGTAGCACGGGTGAACCACTCTTCTGCATTCTTAGGATCGACGATACCTAGGATGCGACAAGCTGAACTGCGCTCCTGCTTAAAAATAGATATTTCAAGATACTTCAGCAACATCTCTTTGCTTCGCTCATACTCCTTGTAGTAGGACAACTCTCGTCCTAGGTAGTACAAGTTTCTAGCGTCTGGCTTTTCTTTAACTGCCATCTCTAGTAGCGGTAGATACTGCGCTCTAGATGTTTCCTTGTTCTGGTGATGGTGAATCTCAAAGCCTTCGATGAACTCAGACTTTTCTTCTTCAGTTGAGTACCAGTCCAGTACCTCGTGAATCGGGTAGTGCCATCTGATACCAAAGCGACGGTGTACCTTAAAGCCATTAAACTCTGTAAGCGGTGAACCGTCTTCATTAAACGCTTCGATACGACGATAGGTTGGTCTATCGATACCTTTGTCGTATGCTACCTGTAGCGCTTCACGCCAGCCTGGTGCACAAATCTCATCTACGTCTAACGCTATGCAGTAATCAACATCAGTTGGTACTGCTATTAGCGACGCATTTCTCGCGTCATCAAACCTAAAGGGCTTGAGAGTAATCTCGTTAACAGTGATACCAAGACTTCTAGCGAGTTCAACGGTACCGTCTGTTGATCCTGTATCTGTGAGGATGTGGTAGTCGGCATCTCTGGTAGATTCATACCAGCGCTGGACATACTTTTCCTCATTCTTACAGATTGTGTATACGGCTACTTTCAAAAGTCATCTACCTCTCGCTCGCGTAAATCTGAGTATGAGGGGAATTGTGTTACTAGGTTTGGTTGCAGTGCATAGGCGTTAGTTCTATCTGCCAGTATTCTGAAGCAGACATCTATGTAACCTTCGTACTCTTCAACCTCTTTGGCAAAGTACTCTGCCTTCTTAGGATTAACGCAGTAAGCCTGCATCCCATTAGACATTACTTGCTTATGCCAATTCTCATTTACTTGTATTAGCTTGCCTGTAAATCTAGGAAGCAATACTCCAAGATAGAACACATCCCAATCTTCAGGCAGTGTATCCATCTCAGCATCAAAGCGTTCTTGGAACCCATCAACGAAGCAAGCATCATCTTCTAGGATGAGAACCTTTTCCCCGTTAAGTTCTTGTATTACTTTCAAATGACTTAACTTGCCAGCTTCCATTGGGGCAATGCCTTCAGCCTTACCATCAATAGCGCTGAAGCGCTCATACTGGATACCTAGTTCATCTAACTGAGCGCCTAACTTCTCCATACGATCTTTTCGTCTGTCTAAGTTAATTACGACAACTCGGTCAAAATACTCATTTACCTTCATAAGGTGATAAGTATTACATACCGCCCAGCATAAGGATTCCAGGCAACGCTGTTGCATCTGCACCTGCTGGACCTGTAGGACCAGTGGCTCCTGTAGAGCCTGTGGCTCCCGTTGCTCCAGTTGCACCTGTCGCACCAGATGGACCAGTCGGTCCAGTAGAACCTGTAGCACCAGTAGGTCCTGTAGGACCTTGAGCACCTGTAGCACCCGTTGCACCAGTAGCGCCTGCGCTACCTGTTGCACCCGTTGGTCCTGTTGGACCCTGCGCTCCTGTGGCTCCAGTGGCGCCTGTGGCGCCTGCTGGACCAGTAGGTCCTGTTGGTCCAGGCACTGTGCTTGCAGCGCCTGTAGGGCCTGTAGCGCCCGTAGGACCTGTATCTCCAGTGGCACCTGTGGCGCCAGTTGAACCAGTTGGTCCTTGGCTACCAGTCGCACCAGTAGGCCCTGTTGGGCCTGTAGAACCAGTGGCGCCTGTAGCACCAGTAGGTCCAATTATTCCTTGTGGCCCTGTCGGTCCTGTACTTCCCGTAGGTCCTGTAGGTCCGGTATCTCCAGTTGATCCAGTTGCGCCAGTAGGTCCTTGAGGTCCAGTTGCCCCTGTTGCTCCCGTAGCGCCTGTGCTTCCAGTATTACCTGTAGGTCCAGTCGGTCCTTGTGCACCTGTTGCTCCTGTCGCTCCTGTGGAACCTGTCGCTCCAGTCGAGCCGGTTGCACCTGTTGGTCCGATAGGACCAGTTGGGCCAGTGTTACCAGTTGGACCAGTAGGACCAGTTGGTCCTGTGTCTCCTGGGATACCCTGAGCACCTTGGTCTGCTGAGAAAACTACAGAAGTCTGCGGTTGAGCAGACTCAATGATGATGATTGTTTCACTCATACTGTTACTCCCGCAGGTACTAGGAACTTACCTTCTAATAGTCGTGTAATTACTGAGCCTGAGTCAAACATAAAGTCATAGGCATACGTCTCTGCTTTAATCAGAGTATCGAGTGCGCTGAATGTAACGGTCACAACTGATGTAGCAAGGTTAATATCAATCTTGCCGTTCTCTGTTGTAGCCAAAAGTGTTGTTGTAGTAGAACCAGGAAATGGTCGTACTGTCATAATTGCTGTGTAACCAGTAAGGTCCCAAGCAACGCCATCAGTCTGTGGCTTAAATGCAAATGTAAATGTTGTAGCCTGTGGGCATACAAGGTTGTAAGTGGCTGTCAATTAGCCACCTCACGCAGCGCAGCTGCGGGTTCTAGTCCTGAAGTACCAGCGATGTAGTTACAGATACCAGCAATGTCAAGCATAGTTGCACGAGTAGTAATACCACCGATGTAGTTGATAGTACCTACTACGTCTGTAACTCCATTAAGTGTTACTGACTTGGCTGCAGCCCAAGCCTGTGCTGCTGCACCCTGGTCTAGGTAACTAGAAATAGGAGGGTAGGTGCCACCGTTTGCAAGACGATTTAACTCGTCGTTAAGCGTTGACCCTGGAGTACCGTATGACACCTACTACCTCACTTCTTTTTTGTTATCTTCTTGATAATCTGCTTATCGATTTTAGTATCTTGATCTTGATACTTAACCTTCTTGTGTTTCTTGTCTTGCGCTTCAAAGGCTTTTTTCTGGGCAGGAGTTAACTTTTTGGTTAACTTCTTATCTACCTTAGCGTCACCCTTTTCAGTGTAAAGCTGACGAGCCATTAGCCCATCTTCTTCTTCATACCAGAAACCTTCTTAAGGTTTGGGTTAGCCTTAACTGCTGCCTTCGAGGCTTTCCGAGCACCCGCAGCAACTATCGCACCGGCACGCTCCATTGAGACACCTTGCTTCGCAGCAACTTTCTTTGCTACTGCCTTGAATCCTGGATGAGCTTTCTTCGCTGCCATTATGCTTCACTCTTTTCTGTAAGTTCGTTTGTGTATCCCATTTCGTTTGCCGGAGCACCCGTCTCAAGGTCATCGTATGTTGCATATCCGCAACCGCAATTCGCACACATTATTACTTACCTACGCTTTTCTTACCTGCAGAAAACTTTGCAGAGTTTCCCTTTGTCATTGCTGTCTGACCGCCTGCTGGCATAGAAGCAGGAATACCTTTAGTGGATCCCATTCCATAGCCTTTGTCATTAGTAGACTCAGCAGCTGTTCCCTTGTCTGTATTCATTCTTGCTCCTTGTTAGATTGCGTTACCGTTGAATGCAGTTCCCATATCGTTAGATAGTCGGACTGCTGCATCAATATCTTTTTGCTTAGTTGATACTGGTTCAATACCCTGACGGATTGCGTCATAGTAAGAACCTAGTTCTTTGTCGTGTTCTTTAGCGTGAGGTACACCGTTAGACTTGGCTGCACCTAAATCAAATTGCAGACCTAGCGCTTTGCAACCAAAGCAAGTATCTACTGGTTCAGGGTGATGTTCCCAATGTTTCATATAATAGGCTCCACGTAGTCTCCATAGCCGAAAGCAATTAGAATTGCTGCCTGCTCATCTGTTATTTCTTGTGTATGCCCACCCAAGATGTACCAGTCTGCATCCGCCAGAGTGTTCTGATATGGATACATAGTTTGTTCAATAATTCCATTGATGTAAATAAGTGTTACACCACGTGCAATATCAGTAAGGAATGGGTTAGTTGGCCCAGTCTGAGTACCACCTGTGATTGCCTTTTGTGATAGGCGTGTGTACTTATCAGGCCAAGGTTTGTTTGCTCCCCAGGTCTGGTACTCCCACGGAGTTGTTGCCATATATGCCATTAGTTCTCCTTAGTGAACTTACTGATGAGGCCAGGTTGCCCTGGCCCCACCCGTCAATCAACTAAATGATTATCCGTTTGTCGCTGCAGTCTGGATCTGGTAAAGAGCCGCTGTACGAAGGATGTTGAAGCCACCGAAGTAGTACCAACCGATGGTGTGGTAACGACGGAGCGCATCGATCTGAGGACCGACAACTGTTGAGATGTCCTGTCCCTGAGCTTCTGCGAGTGCTTCACGACCTGCAATGATTGCCTTGTAGACGTTCACTGCTGGTGAGTTTGTGTTCGCTGCGTATGGAACACGAGGTGTTTCAACAACGAATGCACCTTCAAGAACGCCGACTGCGCCAGCCACGAATGGTGTGCGGTCTACGTACTGTGTGAGTGCCTGGAATCCACCAGTACCAGTTTCAGCACGAAGGTCGGCTGTCTGACGTGGGTGGAGGTAAGCTGCGTAGAGTTCACCAATACGAGGCAAAGCCTTGTTTGTGCGAAGTTCTGTTACAGCCTTACGAATCGCTGCAACAGTCATTGTGTCTGATGAGTCGATTGTGTTAGTTGTTGTTGCGTTTCCACCGTAGATGATGTTTGTGTTGCCTGCGCCTGTGAGGACTGAAGCAACGACAGCATCGATAGAGTCTGCAGCGTTGTAAGCGATGATGTCAGCAAGAGCTGTGTCAACATCGTTGAAAGAAGTGAGGTTCAACTTCTTAGTTGTTGTAACTGCTGAACCGTATTCGTTCAATGTTACTGTGATCTGGTTTGGGTTACCAAGAGCAATAGAAGATACGTCAGAAGATTCTGTCAAAGTCGTTGTCGCCTGAGCGAGGTCTGAGTAGATTGAGAATACAACTGATGAACCTGGCATTGCCTGCTGAACTGGCTTAACATCTGCAAGAGCGCGCATTACTGGAATGCTACGAAGTGCCATACGAACGTATTGGTCATACGCTGTTTGGACGAGGTTGCTAATGGATGATGTGCTAGTCAGCGAACCATAAGGGACGTTTCCTGCCATTTAGGTTTGCCTTTCGTTAGGTTGGTTAGAGTCCAGACTGTCGAATAACTTCGTCCAGCTCTTCTTTGGTATTGGCACTCATAAGACGACGCATAATGTCATCGTGAGAATCAGGCGTTAGCCCTTGCTCAGTAACACTATTCATCTTCTTGTAGGCCGCCGCAGTAGCTGGGTCGACAACAGGCTGGTTAGAATCAGTAGCTTGAAATCCGAAAACGTCTCCGTTATCGTCAAGCCACTTAGACAAAGACTCCTCAGTTGGGTCTAAGTCCGATGGAATGAATTTAGCAATCTTGCTATTCACCCCGCGAGATTCGAGAACATCTTTAATGTTTCGTTCACGTTGTGCTTTGGATACATTCTCAAACTGGGCACGAAGCTCAGCTAGTTCTTTATCCTTCTGCTTTGCTGCTTTACGCAGTTGTTTGACGAGATCATTACCTGAATCCGCTACTGGTGTAGTGAAGTCATCTTCGTCGTCCTCGTACTCGAAATTGGACATAGTCCATCTCCCATTCATTGTAGTTAGTCGCAAGCCTCACACAGTTCTGGGGATCTCCAGTATGGCTCTTGCTACCGGTGTTGTTGTCACTCCACTAGGCCGGTCGTTCTAGTGGCAGGCTTTATTTAGTACAGGCCAGCTTGACCTTGTGTTAATCCATAGGCCGCTTTATCGCGTCCTAGTGCACCTACTCCTGATGAGCCACCAAATTGTGCCTTCTCAAGTTCGGTAAGTTTTCTACGCTTTGCTGCAGCTTCCGCTGCACCTGCTGTATTAAATACTTCTGCTTCTGCAGTCTGCTGATTGTAAGGACCTTGTCCGTAGATATCAGATAGTTGCGAAGCACGTGGCAACATTCCAGCAATCTCTGTGTAACCCTGCTGTGCCTGAGCCTTAGTAATGCCTTGGCCTGCTAGAGATTCTGCTGTACCGCCCTGAGCCTGTAGGCCTTGAGCAAGTGCTGCTCCACCAATCTCAGCTGCGCTGACTTTACGCTTGATATTAGTCAAAGCGTTTGCAGGGTCAAGAGTGTAAGCAAGGATGTCAGCATTGTTAAGGTCTGGATAGAATTGTTTAAGCGCTTTAAGAACTTCTGGGTTTGTATTGAGTACGCGTTGTTGTGCTGTAGCAATACGGTCTTCTAGTTCTGCTGCTGATACATCGCTGGCAAGGAGTTTTTGAAAACCTTGCTGTGTGCCAATATCGTCTTTAGAATAATAAGATGTTGGTAGTCCATAGTTACGCATAACATTTTGGTACTGGTCTTCAAGTGCAATATACTGGGCTGGAGTTAAAGCTGACAACCCAGCCTTGATACGGTCAGCATTAGCCGCAAAACGCTTCTGATATTCAGGAGTCTGTTGTAACTTAAGAGCAAATTCAGATGCTGGAGTTCCATCAGTTAGAAGATTCTTAATGTTATCTACAAGTGAACCAAGACCATACTGGCTAAATTGTTCTTTAAGAATGTTAAATGCACTAACGCGTTCTGCCTGTTGCTGTTGCTTAAGAAGATCTGCCGCTGTTGTATCTGTAACAGTAGGCTGTACTACTGTAGGTAAAGTTGATGTTGTTTTTGGAGCAGATGTAGCAGTTGTAGTTGCAGTTGTAGTTGCAGTAAGAGTAGGAGCACCTTCAGGTGCTACAAAATTTGGTGATGATGGAATGCGTGCTCTAAGGCGTGCATCTGAATCTGCAATTCTTGCAGCTTCTTCTGCTGCATTTGCATCGGCTGCTGCTTTACGAGCAGCTGCGGTGGCAGCACGTGCTTCTGCTGGAGTTAAATCTTCGTCAGGTGCGATAGCCATTGTTACCCCATAAATCCAAAGTCTTTAAGCACCTGTGTTGCCACATTGGCTGCTTCTGAACGTGCATTATTTGTGTACTGCCAACGATCATCCTTACGGAGCGCTCGCTGGAATTCGTATGTAGTCATAGTCTTATCGCCAGTAATTGCGTTAGCAAGTGCAGGATCTGTTAAGTCAATAGCATTAGGATTAAGTTCAAGCGTTGTTGCCATAGCAGCCTTGTATGGCTGATAAATAGTAGCCAAGTCTGTACCAGAGTTGAGCAATTCTTGGACTGCTTTAGGCTGTGAGATAGCAGCAATCTTGCGAAATGTTGAAGCAATAGTATCAATCTTCTCACCATTACGTACACGCTCTGCGTAAACTGCAGCATCTTCTGGTGTAAGGACAATTCCGTTTGCTCTTGCAGCAGACTGAACTTCCTGTAAAGCACCAGTAGTTGCAGCCTCTTTTACCTTAGTGTACTCAGGAGATTTCTTGAGAACATCTGTAATAAATTGCTGTTCATCAAGTCCACCTGTTTGAGTGGCTGTTGTCTTACCAGTCTTAGGGTCAGTCTTATAGACGGTGTTAAGAGGATTTTTCTTCTGTGCTGCAGCCAGTTGTGACTGTAAAGATGTGAGTTCTTCTGGCGTAGGTTCACGCTTAAGAATATCTAGGCTAAGTTGTGTGATGTAATCTTTAGTCTTAGTAGGATCCCAGACTGTAATCTGTGAGTAAGGCTTATTCTGTTGAGCAGCTGTCTGGTCTAGTCCAGCACCTTGACGCTTGATATTAGCAATGTATGAGAATGGGTCTGTGCCATCTGCAGAAGCACCCTGAAGTACAGATAGCCAAGCATTCTGTACAGAACTTAGACTTTTAGTTCCCTTGCTAATAAGGCCAGCACCAAGAAGTGCTGAACGAATCTTTGCATATCCATTTGCCTTAGATGACAACGCTTGCTGATAATAGGCTGTGAGGTTATCGCTGGTTACTACAGGAGTTGTGCTATTGGTGTCTCCACCATTTTGAGGATTAGTTCCAAATGCTGAACCAGAGCCTGGTGTCTTATCTCCTTGTACGTAAGCACCAGCCAACTTTGCTTGTGCAATCTCATTAGTTGCCTTGAGCGCAGACAATTTCTTGGTAGACAAATCAGTGTAGGTAACAATTACGTTACCATCTGATAATTGAGTTACCGATTTAACTACTTTGTCTGCCATTTTATCCCAACTTCATAAATACGCTATTGATTACTGTTGTTAAGCGTGGGTCTTCTACTGATAGTTTAGTAAGGTATTCATTCCAGCTGTTCTTTGTCTGCTGAACCAAGAAACCTTGAAGGTTAAGTGCTTGGAACTGAGACATCTGTTGCTGGTGGTCTTGATACTTCTTTACCAAATCTCCAACTAGCTTTGACTGTTCGTTCTTTGGATTCTGGTCGCTGTTAAGAATCTTGACAATCTGGTTGTAAGCAGTCTGAGCGTTTGTTGCAGCTCCGCCTGATGTGTAATCTGTGTACCAGACTGGATAGAAATTCTTCATCTGTCCGACAATTCCAGACCAACGTGCTCTTTCCTGCTCACGTGTGAATGGATCAATAGCATTCTTCATAGTCTCAAGATGCTGTTGAATTTCCTTGGACATTGCTTGGTCACCCTGAGCAATATAAAACTGCTTAAGAAGTTCTTGTGGAGTACGCTGGCTTCTGAAGTGCATAGCCATCAACTCGTTATACACAGTACGTGATGACTCATCTTGTACTTGATCCTGTGGAACCAAGAAGAATGCTCCGCTTGATGTTCCATTCTTAGGATTAAATAGTTGATTATTGTTTCTAATGAAGTCAATAGTTGACTGGATGTAAGGAACCTTAGCACCCGGTACGTTTGAATAAGTCTTTGCTACTGTATAAGAGATAGCAGTATTGCCGTGTTCTCCAAGGAAGGTTTCTAACGCATCAGCGTAGTTACCCTTTTCCTTGACTAACTTCCAGAATTCATCACGGAATCCTGCATCTTCTTGAGATACTGTAGGAGCAAGTGGTGAAGTAAGGTTAAGGAATGTCTTAATCAAAAGAATTGAACGAGCGTTGTTCTTGATACGGTCTACAAACGCTTGGCGTTCCATATCATTTGAATCTGGCCCTGGTACTTGTCCGTGATAGTAGGCAGATGCTAGGGCTGAAGCAACAGCATTACCCATTTGACGGTTAAGGTCAATTCCACCGCCTGGTAGTAATGATGTAGTTGCAGATACTAATGTCTTAGCCCACGCTGCAGGGATAATAGTATCGATGATACCTCGGTCTGCAGAGATGCTGCCTATGCCTGCATCAATAATAGGCTTAGATGCAGGGAAGAAGTTGGTAATTAAGTTACCACCTACTGCTACGAATGGAGATACACCTGGCATCTGCAATTCTGGTAGCACTGACTTCAAAGAAATCAATGAACCCTTAGCGGTGATAGGCAAACCTGATTGAATGTTAGCGCCGAAGTAAGAAAGACCTGCTTGTAGTCCTTCGCCAAATGCTCCAACTACAGGAAGATAAACATAACGGTTACCGTTTTCATCTGACTGTACAAATCCTGGGTCATTAAGTGACTGCTCTGCTAGCTGATAGAAACGGAAGCTACGAGAGAATGCTGGATTGACGATACTTGTATCTTTAAGCGAGTTAAACGCACGCTTAAGAGCCTGTTCTTGAGCAAAATAGAACGGCAAGAAGTTACGAGCAATCTGAGCAAACTGGCTACGAAGTGCCACGTTGTGAATCTGAGGCAACATTGAGTTGACTGCTTGAGTCTGAGCAATACGAAGAGCCTGATCTTCTGTAAGACCTCTACCAATACGTGGTGCTAGACGAGTATAAGCATCTGCTACGTGCAAGGTATACAAAGGTTCACGAGAAAGGTTGTTAACAATCGGGTCAATAAACTTCTTAAAGCCTATGTTGATTACCTTTTGAAAGGCAGTTGTTCCTTCTACATATGACTGAAGCATTGGTCCAGCCACGCTACGTGGCATTGCTTGCTGGTTTGATTTAGCAAGTTCTGCAACCTTATTGAGGTCTGTGTTACGACCTTCTGCAATGTTGCGAGCAAAGTCTGTATGGAAGGTTCCATCCTTACCCATTAGCATACCGAGAGTTGCATCTACACGATCTGATGCAAAGGTACGCAAATCTCCGCTGGCTACTGCGTCTCTCCAGCGTGTAAGGGTTTTCATCTCTTCGTTGTAACCCTTGAATGTACCTTTAGTAGCATCGAGCATACGTGCGTATTCTCTGTTTACAAGGGCTTCTCTGAATTCCTGATATGCCTTAGTCGCATAGAACTCTTCTCCAACGATTGCTGGAGATACTGGAGCGCCTGACTCTTTGACTGCTGCACGAAGCTTTTGGCTGACCTGAAGTGCATCACGTGAGATATTACGTTGAGCAATATCCTTGGCTGCCTTATTAAGTGTGGTTACATAACGAGGTACAAAGTGTGTATCAGATGGTGAGTAAGTTGTGTACTCAGGTAAATCTCTGTAGAGAGGGCTATTCTTCTGAATCTGATAATAGTAGTGTGCAGCCTGTGACGCCTGATAAGCGTTGTTGACATCGTATCCGTGTCCAGTAGAGACTGCTTCTGAAAGAATATGGGCGTCGTTTGCCATCATCAACTTAGTAGCAACATCAATCTGCTCACTAGGTAGCATCTTTGCCGCTAGGTTTAGACCACGACGTTTGGCTTCCTTGAATGCAGGGAATCCCTTTTCAAGTACATCTGCTGCAATTCCCTCACCAGCACCAAGGCTTGTAAGAGCCGCTGCAATGATGTGCTCATCTTCACCCTTTACAAGGTTATATCCACTCTTAGCAACTGTTGTAGCAATCTTTGCCTTGAATGTATTCATTACGCCGTAACGAGCAAAGGTAGGAATCATTTCAGCTGCTGCTACACGAAGACCAAATCCTGCTGTAGCAAGAGCCAAAGGCTTAAAGATTTTATCTGTGTACTTCTTGGCAATGAAATCATCTGTCTTGCCAAGTACCTTAGATAGTTGGCCTGATTCACGCATAGCGCTTTTAATCGCTAGGAAGTCTGGAATATCAAACATATCAGTTGCCTGATGTTCAAAGATAGCGCCGACCTTACGCTGGCCATTTGCTACATATTCACCGATTGTATTTCCAGATGGGTGTACACCGTAAATTTGTGAGCTTACAAGTGGCTCGCCTACCTTGCTAACTTCTTCCCAAGCCTTTGAAACGATAGCGTTATCTGCTGGAAGCCCTGCTGCAAGTAGTGTGTGATAAAGCGCTTGATTTTTAATAGAACGAGCAAGAGCCTTATCTTCAATAGCTACTGCTTCTGCATACTTTCCTGCCCACTCTTTGGCTGCGCTGTCGCCCATACCAAATCGTGCAATTCTGTACACTACAGTTGCTGCATCGTTAGCATTCCAGCGGAACTTAGTAGTTGAAAGTTCAAGTGTTTTAGGATCTACTGAGTATGGCATATAGCCAGAAAATGTTTTGTAAATCTTGCCTGGTAGTGAGCCATCATTACGTAGGTAATCAATTACCTGTGAGTCACCTAGTTTTGCCTTAAGCAAAGTACGTGTTGGAAGCATTGCTTGTCCAACAATAGTTCCTTCTTGTTCACTAAAAAATAATGTTTCTTTTAGAAACTGATGTACACCTTCTGGTGTGTCAATCTTTCCTAGGCGACCAGCTGCTGATGTACCAAGTGCTGGATACTTCTGAATAATTTCTCCAGCATTTGATTTAGCAATATCATCGAGTGCTGAACGATAGTTACGTGCTGTAGCATTGAACAAACCTGTGCCTTTATAGACAGCATCCATCTGCTCAGATGTAAGAGCAACACCAGTACGAGCCATTAGGAAGTCTTTGACTCCTGGCACTGCGTTCATAATAGGATAACGAAGTTGTAGTTCTGCAGCGTTATCTAACTTGAGATACTTGCCACCACGCATCAGTTGACCGAAGCGACCAATAACCATAATTGGGTCTGCTGTTACGTCAAAACCTAAGTCGCCAACACCAGATACAATTTTGCCCACACCAGAATCTGTATTCTTAAGTGCCTTAGATGCAGCCTGTAATCCAACGCCATCTACCGCAAGTGATAGAGCATTAGAGAAATCGCGTCCTGGAGAAACCTTATAGTTTGGGTTCTCGCTCTTAGCGTATGAATCCTTGTAGTTATCTTTAATTGCTGGAACAGTTGATAACTTACGAAGTCCTGTTGCAGCTAAGTCTGCTCCAACAACTGCTCCGACTGGACCACCAAGAAGTGCCCCACCAACGCCACCACCGATAATGCCTAGTGTGACAGCAAAGCCTTGTAGAAATCCGTGATCTGTATATACAGCGTGAGTAAACTTATAGTCTCTCTGTACTTCCTTGAGTGGCTTACCAAGCATCTCAAGACCACTGATAGCACCGTGACCTAGTTTAGACCAGAAACTCTGTGTGTCATTGGTTGCAATATGGTTGTTAACGGCATCAGTAACAGCAACAGTTTTTGCTGTATGTGATACTAAATCTGATACGGCATTAGGATTCTTTTGATTAGCAACATCAAATGCCAGTGATGGGTTACGCGCTAGATCAGGCGTTATCCAGTTTGTTGACATTTAGAATCCTTGCTGAATACGTTGTGCCAAATACTGTAGTGATGGGGACGCATTTGGATTCTGAGCCATTGTTTGAAACATATCGTAGGCATTCTGATATTGCCCTGCAGTTGCATCTTGCATAGCAAGAACATCTGAACCGCCACCAGGACCTACATCTACGCCGTGTGTTACTGGCTCATTAGGACGCTGTGTTGGTTCATACAAACCTGTTACTGGTGTTAGCGCTTGACCTGTTGGAACCACTGGTGCTTGTGAAAGCATTGGTGACTTTGGTGCTGTTGCAAGCGGTGCGCCAGACTTTGCAGCCTGGTATGCAACACCTTCGCCATAAGCGTCTGGCTTATATTGAAGGTCTGTACGCTTTGCAAATTTGCCAGGACCTGATACACCCTGCATTGGGTTAGTAGCGTCTTCAAGCGCCATCTGTATCCTCCTGAATAGTTTCTAAATCTGTAGCGAAGTCTTCCCACGCTTTGTTTAATTCCGTTGTGCGATTCGCATTGTAAACGGATAGTTCTAGTAAATCCTCTGTGGCTGCTGTAAAGACTTGCATCATATTAAATACAAGTTCAGCGCCAACGACTAAGAAGTCAGCGAAGCGTACTGGACGTCGAACTTTATTCTTATCCATCCAGTACACTCCGCTTCGTAAAGTTGTTTACTTCTTAACTTTTGTACCTGGCTTAGCTGTTCCAGCGAATGGAGCCATTACCTTACCGCCTGATACCTTATCTCCTGCCTTGCTGCCTTCAACTGGCTTAGACATTGGAGCTGGTGCCTGTGTTCCTTTTTTCATATTTCACCTCCCTCGCGTTATGCCGCGCCGCCGATTGATGCGAGCAATGATGCAATATCTGGTTTTCCTTGCGGAGCTTGTGGACCGCCAGCAGCAGGGGCTGCACCGCCAACTTGATTTACATTTGGCTGCGAAGGCGCGGCGGGAGCCATACCTGCTACTGGGGGCTGAGGCTGCATCGCTGCTGTCTCAGGCTGAGGTTCAGGCGTAAACGCCTTTTCCACAACACTTTCAATACTCATACCCTTTTGACGATTCTTGATCATCTCTGCAAAGGAAGTAATAATCTTCATTGGGTCTTGACCTTGTGCAACCATCTGTGGAATTGCAAGAGCAGTCTGCCCAATAGCTGCACGAAGTGCATCACGCATCTCTTCGATATCAACCTTTTGTTCTTCCTGACCGACATTGATTTCGATTGGAAGTTCACGGCGTACATAGTCACGAGAAACGAGTTTGTCTGAACGCATCTGAAGCAAAGCAACTGTAGCGTTGTTTGGGTTCATACCAGACATAATTCCGTAGCGAACATCTACGGTGTAGTCACCAGCAATAGCCTTAGAAGGTGTGTACTTTATTGTGTACGGTGTGCCGTCATCAACGCCACGAATTTCCTTCTGCTTATTACCGAAAATCTTTTCGTCAGTCTTAAAGCAAAGACCAACAAGTTCAACGAATAAGCGAGCAAACTGTGATTGCGCCGCCTTGATTTGGGTATCAAAGCCAGCTTGGAGAGCTTGTACACCACGGCCTGTGACGATAGACGCATCTGAGTTACCACCACGAGTCTCTGGATAGCGAGCGCCGGTACGAAGTTCACGCTCTAGTACGCTTGATTCACCGAATACACCGGCTGGAAGTTCAAGCGGAACGCGACGAATACCTTGTGGGTTAGCAGAACGCATAATAGAATCTGGTCCGAGAGCAAGTTCTTGCACATCTTGTGGGATAGCAATAGGTGCTTGGATAGATTTCTCTGCTGCTTGGATTTGAAGTACTGCCATACGAGCACGAGCGAGCTGAACACCAAGCACATCGTCGTACTGACCACGTGCTTCACCATCAATAGATGGACGCATAGCAACGCGTGCCATACATTCACCGATTGGGTTTGGTGTATTAGATAGAACTAAGCCGTTACGTTCTGGTAGGTAAATAAGATCTTGGTCTTTGTCGTGGTATCGGACCAAAGATAGATAAGGAGAACCTGGTGTGTACTGGTTCTTTCCAACGATTTCGTTGTAGAACTCAGGGTACATAGAAGCCAAGGTCTGTGCATCCATACCAACAATCTGTGTAAGAGACAAGCAACGACCGAAACGGTCAATCTCTGGGTATGTACCAAACGGGTTAATCATCTTAATGATTGGGTTGTCGTTCTCATAATCGAGTTCAACGCGACCAATCAACATACCGTAGGTGTTGTACCAGTCTGCGCCGGTATACATCTGAACGCCAAGTTCTGAACGGTCTACATAATAGTTTGCAATACGACCACGAAGGTCTGCTGCCTTGCGTGCTGTATCAGATACAGTGTTAGCAGCGGAACAGTTAAATGATGGAAGCGGAGCCATAGACTCTGCAAGGTCACGTGCTGCGACGTCAATGATGTTAGCGACGAGTGGCTTTGGGTACTCATCAGAAAACATAGATGGGTAGACCTTAGAGATGTCTCCCTGACGTACTGAAAGGACGTCGCGCATACGACCGTCACGCGCTGCGTATTTGGTCTGTAAGCGAGATACCTTTGCGGTAACCTCTTTAACTGTTAGCATTGTAATCCTTAGTTAGTGTATCCGTTATTCCAAGAAGGACCATTGACCTTCTTAGCTACAGCCTTGTCGTTACCGACTGCTGGACGCTTAGCCTTTGCTTGCTTATCAGCAGGCGATACTGGTGATACTGGCTTTGTGAAATTCTTATCAGTAGTTACGTGGTGATTTGGCTGAGCCATATTAGTTCTCAAGTCCGTGTACTTTAGTAGGCCACTCTACGAAGTCATTCTTCATAGCTTCAGCCTTACCTGCTGCATACTTAGCGTCTACTGCTGGGTTGATCTGAGGCATCTTTACTGCGCCCTTATCAATGTATTCTTCTTCACCTTCTGCGTTGGTCATCCAACTTGGTGTTAGTGCCATTATTGTCTCCTAGACGAATGTTTGATTCTGCTGTGCGAGCGCCTCATCAATGTTGATGACTACCCGCTTTCCCAACTCCGCCCTGGAGAGGAAAGGATTCTTAAGGTGGTGCGTTGCGTACTGACCGTAGTTGAGCATCTCACGTGCTCGGATCTCACAGAACCAAAGCGCCATTACGATATCGGTCTTACCCTTAGTCGTAGGTGTCCACGTAATCAACTGCTCTACTAGAGCCTTGATGTTTTCTGTCTGATCACTCGGTAGGTGTATCAAGTTGTCGCGGTGGTGCTTACCATCTTGCTGCTTAGTACCAAATAAGGTAGCCATAGATGCAACACCGAAACCTGAGTCCCACTTATTAGAACCAGTATGGTGTTCACGCAAGATAACGCCGCGTCCTGCCAAGAATAATCTGATGCCTTCATCCTGCGTCAAGAATGCCTGGAAAGCGTTCTTTTCAATAATCCACTCGGACGGACTGTAAAGCTGCGTCCAGTTAATAATGATGTCGCGGATTTGCTGCGGGCTAGGCTTGGTAATCTTGATAACGTCTACGATGTAGCGCTTTGAAGTATTACGATCTACTGCGTAGCAGACTGCTGCTGTATCTCCGACAATCGCTGGGTCCATACCGCAGATAAAGCTAAAGCCTGTTAAGTCTTTCGGGTGGCCCGGATGTCCCATCTCAAGACGTCCTGCTTTACGCATTCCATCCATAGAGCCACGAACACATACTGGGTCAAACGCTGCGTTCTCAGATACATCCTGTTGCTGGTAGACCAGCGCCCAGGTTGAAGCATCCATCGCTTGGCGTTCGTTATATAAGTTACGACCAGACCATCTAGGATATAGACCGTCTTCGTTCTTATCGTCCTCACCCTGTCCATCAAATGGAGCATCGGAGTGTGGCCAGAGGGTAACCCACTTGTCGGGGTTCTCATCAATCTCAAGAAGTGCCGGCATCGCCAAATACTTCCACGGAACCTGACCTCCTGGGTAACGGTCTTCGTTACGAAGTTCGCGGTATAGGTCAACCGAGGCTACACGGGTACCAATAACAATCAACTTACCAGTAGGGTTAAGACGAGAACGTACGTCCTGGGTTAGCCAGCGTATCTGCTTCTCAAACTCATTAGCGTTCTTTAATGTGACCGCGTCATCAACAATAATCATATCGGCACGCTTGCCGTAAATCTGACCGCCGATACCGACGGCTTCGATGTTCGGATCCTTTTCGCTAGACTCACGAAGCTCATCACCGAAGGTGACGCGGGTTGCCTGCCAAGAAGCGGTTTTAGAGTTAAACCCTACACCAGCAGCATAAGCACTTTGGAGGTCTGCATACATAGGATGCGTTAGTCTTTGCTTGATGGCGTAGAGAAAGTCGGCAGCTAACTGCTGCGTCTGGGATACAATCAAAACTCGGAAGTTCGGGTTCTGAGCTACCTTCCACGTGACGTAGTCGACGGTTACCGTAATCGACTTGGCGTGGTTTGGCGGAATGTTAATCAGTACACGGTTTGCCGCTAGGCCCGGTTCGTACTTCATACTGGGATGGAGCCAACTAGGTTCACGTCCTTCAATCACATCTATTAGGTTTACCTGATGTGGAAAAGTCTTGCTATGGAGGAACCGTTCTCGGAATTCCACAAAATCGATATCGTGCACGTCGCCGGAGGCAAAGGACTTTTCTTTCAGTCCTAGCCTAGTACGATCAATCTTATCTGCAAATACTTTGTCGGTACGACGGTAGTACTCATACGTCTTCATCGACTTACCGGCTGAACCGCAAGCGGCGTCGATAGTCATACCTTCTGCGACGCAGCCGAGGATAATCCTCTTAGCTATATCTGCTGAATTCTCTGCCACGTAATGCTCCTAATAGTTAGACCGGCCGTGATGGCTCTTCTTTTATACTAGGGAAGTTGAGTTTTTACTGGGCTAGAAAAGTCTCACATAGTGAGATACTAGAGATCTGTATTTAGATAGACCTATCCCGCATTTAGTGGTACTGCTCGCTTCGCCCTAGGGGGCTACGCGAAGGGTTTCACCCGTAGCGTACGGGTCGTAAACCGGACCCTTCCCCGCTTTACTCCCCTACTATATATAAGGCGCGAAATTAAAGTCATTTCTCGCTTTTGATTCTGTGAGTTGTACCACAGTATATATAACTGCAGGTCAGACCGCATATTCGATCAGCTTCACTTTAGGAAATATATTTTTTGGGGGAGTATCAGTACCATAGCCACGTTTTTTAACAATGTGGGGTCACGGTTTTCGGCGCGCCCGACTGCGTTGCCAGCCGTCCACAACTCTGTCCACAGTTTGTGGATAACAATGTGGATAAGTTTGCCCCGTTGTGATACGGAATAGGAGGGGGCACTAGATAATCGGCAGACCCTGGCACCCTCCCGCACTCTCCCCCATATGCAACCGATAGCCCTCCAACCGTGCCCGACCTGGATTCGATACCAACCCGAACCGACTGCCTGCACCTACTAGATCCGACGGGCGACAACTGCCAACCCTCAACCAACCGTTAAACCCTGAGTACTTTCTGAGTGTTACCTGAGCCAGCTGCGGAGGCACTTCGTGCCCTAGATCCTGGCGAAACTCGCTAATAAATGGAGTTGTATTTATACGGTATAAACCCTTATAGTTAAGGCAGTGAGTTCGACCCCTCACGAAAAGAGAAAATAAAAAATGATACAGACAGAAGAAATAACACTAGAAAATAGAAATGACACACTATGCAACGCCTGCGGAGAGTTCGTCGGCGTAGATCACTTAGACGCTAGCGGTTACCATAAACCCGCTTATTGCGACGCGTTCGACCTTGAAAGTGTATTTGTTGAAGGTCGCTTATGGTTCGATAAGACTTACGGCAATACCTACTTTTCGAACCGTGTTTGGATCAACGGCGCGATCGCGTTCGAAATGCCTATGCAATACGGCTACGACGAACAATACGTTCACTCCGCAATTCAAGAAATGCACTCACGCGGTTATTTCGTAGGTGAAAAGATCCCTAGCGTATGGGAGATCCGCGACGAAATGGGAATTCACTTTTACAAGGTAGCGACCTACGGCAAGAAGTCCGAACTATTCAAGGGGGCACGCGGATAATGACACTCACCGATAAAGAAAAGGCGCTAATTCTTTCGGCGCTAGTAAATGACAAGGTAGGCAGTTGGGGCGACGGTCGCCAGGATCAAATTCAAATACTAATTAAGAAGATTAAAGGGAGTAAATAAATGGAAGAAAAAATGTCTTTCGCGCAGTACCTGGCGAGCATTAAGCCTTTTACCGTTGGAGATCTTCGCAAGGTAATCGAAGGACTGCCCGACAATATGCAGATCCTCCTGGCACCTTCTCCCGAAGGTTCAAGATCCGATTGGTTCAACATCTCTCACACAGTCGGACTGCCCGACGAAGAAATGAGCAACTACTCCGCGCTAACTTTCTTCCCCGTTGATGACTACGACTCCCGTCAATTCTAAGATCGAAACGCCTTCGGGCGTCGTGGCGTAATTCGTCACCTGATGAGATCAGTCTAGAAAAGGGGCAAGAAATGCAACACGAAAAGTTCGGGCACGAGATCAACCGACGCATTACCGAAAGTTGGACACGGGAAGAAGATAACTATCGCGTAAAGGTAAGCACCTGGCACGATAAGACCCGCAAGGCGTACCTATCTAATATCAGTGAGTGCGTTATTGAACGACGCGACGGGTTCACTATGGAGAAGTGGACTATGTATCAGTCCCTTAATAAGTTGATCCAGATCCAGGCAGTTACCCGATATAACTACGAAAAAATGGCGGAGTTGCATATTCAAGCCGTCGCGCAGGTTATGGATCAGGTCAACGCACTGATCGCAGATCTTAACCGTGACGCGGAGGGCGTCGCGTGATCCTTTACGCGGGGCAAATGCTCGCGGGGCTGGCGTTGCTAGCCCTGCAGGGCGTCGCCTTATGGGGCGCAGTGGAGGCGGTTCACTGGATCTTCTGCAAAGCGACGGGGCGCAGGTACTAGGGCGCAGCTAGCCAGGCGCGAGAGGGTGAAGGCGAGCCTGCGATCAAGAGAGAAAGTACGAAAGAGGGAGAGGGCGAACTCTTCTAGTTGCGTACTATCGTGCTATGTTTATACGACATAGTGCGGTAGTCTGTACCTAGTAGGTAGGGCAGAGTACGATCAAAAGAGAAAGAGGACGAAGTGATCACAGTTAAAGAGGCTATCGAAACGATTAAGTTACTAGAAGAAAGTCTACATCCCGCTACTGCGCCTCGTTGGAACAAGAGCGAGATCGAAGAGAAGAGAAAGAAAGTAAGCCAGGATCTATTACTCACTATTGAATTACTAAACACATTAGAAAGAGAGGGAAAGTAAATGACTGTAACTAAAAAGCACGCAGGTATTGAGATCTCCGACATTATCGGAGGATACCTAGTAAGTAAGTTATATATCGGTTATACAGTGAAAGAGGCTAAGCAATTATTTATGCAAGAGAGAGAGGGTAAGTAAATGGAAATTTTATTGAAAGAAAAAGTAATTGACGCTTATCAACTATCCGTTGTAATTAAGAGAGACGGAGAGGTTCATTATGCCGATATTAGTTGGGATCATTACGACGGTTATCAGGTTACCTTTTATGATCGCTTAGGCAAGAGAGTTTCTTATCCTAAGTGGGCTACTGAATATGAGGCAGGTAATCTGCCACTAGATCACTCACTAGGTTATTGGCTAGAAGAGCAAATTAAAGAGGAGGGTAAGTAAATGCAACTGCAAGAAGTAGACACGATCCAGGATCTTAAGTTATGGGTGCAGGAGAATATGAAGGGTGCACACGTGACAATAGATAGTGCGGGAACCCTAGTGATCCACACTAATTTAATCGAAACTATGGGCGGATACCTGCACCCTGCGGAGGAGGAGATCTAATGGTTAAAAGTACCTACGAAAAGAAGTCGCAAGATCCTAAACACTGGCAGGCAGCTGGATTTTTGGGGGCGTTGCACCGTAACGGCGTACCTCTTGAAGATCTAATGACGAACGATTGGGATAACGTGCCTAGTCCTAAGGTCTACGTACTAGGGAGAGGGTATAAGAGATTCTCCGATTACGATTTTTTGAACGCGCTTGCTTATTGGAGAAAAATGGGGGAAAAATGAGCTACTACGAAGGAGACTCCTGGACTAATCACGTGCTCAATGAAGTGAAGTGTGCGGAGTGCAGCGAGTATTTCGACGATCAAGAGGGAGAGGGCAATATCTGCCCCGCCTGTATAGAAAAGGGAGAGAGTAAATGAACGATTACACAATGACATTAGTCTATGACCTATTCAATATCACTACAGTTGTTTATGCAGACAATGAAGAAGAGGCAAAGCGTTTTGCCCTGCAGAAACTAGATCAAGAGTGTGGGATACCGTTAGGTGAGCCTATGGAATATCAGATTACACTAGAAGGGAAGTTTAGCGAGTGAGTACTTATTTTGAATTGCACGATTACAAGGACGCACGGATCGTGAAAGAAGTTATCTGTAAAGAGTGCGAAGGAGACGGTTGCACTATCTGCACCGTATTTTGCGGTGATTGCTTAACACCCGTAGAGAATTGCGGGTGCCTACTATGAAAGAGAGAGAGACTATGGAAGAGGTAATGAATCAAGAGCTTAACGAGGCTATCGCTACGCTCAATAGGGCTAACCGTGCGCTATCGCGTATCTTTGGGATCGAGGAGGAGGGAGAGGATGAGTAACGTCATAGCCTTTCACCCGTCTAAGTACGATCTTATCAACCTGTATGAGGTGACTGACGCAGAGGGCATAGCCCTATGGGGCGGAGAGAAACCCTTCGAGGCGGTAGACTGGTATCAGAGATCGCCTATCGGCTCACGCTTACTGGTATCTGCCTGGTCTTCCGACGAGGAAGACGCCGTACTGATCGGCCAGCCAGTGGACATTACACATATAATTAACCAGGCATTAGGAAAGGGAAAATGAACGAGAGAAGGATCGAGACAGCGAAGAGAACTGCAGTCAGTTACCGTAACTACAGACGGGCGAGAGAACGAGCTCTCACCAGGTTGGCGCAAGCCCACCCTGAAATCTATAAAGAAATGTTAGAACAGGAGAAGGCGAACGATGAACAACTGGGTAAGAAGTGGCTTGATATTGACGGCACTACTGGTGCTGGTGAGTTGGATCTACGACCCGATACCTCCGTTAAACACGATAGCCAAGCCAGTAATCAGCGCGAGAACGAAGGCTACAATGGAGGAGAAGCGTGAGAATAGACGAACAGCAAGAGAATATAGTCAGGCTCTCGGATATACGAAGAGAGAGACAGAGTGCCTCATCACCCTTTGGACCGCTGAATCCCGCTTCGACCACCTCGCTCGCCCAAGAAATCTTCAGGGCAAACCAAGAAGCACGGCTTATGGAATTGCTCAACTCCTTGGAGAGCGTAGTTCAAGACCTGAATTACAAATCCTTCACGGTCTACGATACATTGAATACCGCTATCGAGGATCTGCGTGCCGCGCTCTTGCCCATCACAAACGAGGCTGGTACTGATGAAACTCCTTGATCTATATTGCAAGGCAGGAGGAGCGAGTAAAGGTTACGCCGACGCAGGGTTCGAAGTTACTGGCGTTGATATAAAGAAACAGAAACGCTACCCGTATACTTTTATCCAAGCCGACTGCCTGGAACTTATGCAGGACTTAGACTTCTTAAGATCCTTTGACGCGATAGCTGCAAGCCCTCCGTGTCAGACGCACTCACGCACTAAACACCTGCGAGACGCGCAGGGGAAGACAACTGATAAAGTGGATCTTATCCCACAGACGAGAGAGAAACTGATTGAGAGTGGCGTGCCTTATGTCATTGAAAATGTACCAGGCGCACCGCTTATCAACCCGATACAGATGTGTGGCTCTTCTTTTGGGTTAAAGGTACGCAGACACAGACTCTTCGAGTCTAACCTGAAGTTAATAGGTTCAGTATGTGATCACAAGACACAGGGTAAGCCAGTAGGTATCTATGGTTCAATGCGTGATGAGATCCCAAAGGGCGGTCATACTGCCAAGTCAATCGAGGAAGCGAGAGAGGCTATGGGAATTAACTGGATGTTGTGGGGTGACTTGGTCGAGGCTATCCCGCCACGCTATACATACGAAATCGGTAAGCAACTTATAGCTATGCTATAGTACGCACGCCCTCCTAAGTAGGCCCACCGGAGTTTACCTCTTTCGCCGGTGGGTTTACTTCTTTCTAATCCATACTTGTGAGTTGCGTACAAGCTCTTCATACTCACCCTCGTGGCGATCAAGAAACATATGAATACCCAACTTAGGTGCGTGTATATCAACACCGTCAGGGTGTTCCCATAAGTAATCGTCAATAGCTAGTAGCCCACCTGGTTTAAGCAAGTCCCAAGATAGTTCACTATCAAGGAGAGCAGAAGCACTGGTGTGGTGTGCGTCCACATATATAAAGTTAAACTTATATAACCTATTGCGCTGGTGCAATAAGAAACTTTGTGTAGTCTCACGGAAGTGGCCTACGTTATCGAAACGCTCGATCTTATTGCGATAGGTAGTGTAGACATCATCGAAATCCATCTGCTCTTGGATAGGTTCGTTAGGTGCACCGCGCCACGTATCTACGTCAGTAAGATCAGAGGTAAGGTCGGTAAGTATGTTCCGCAATAGCCACACACTAGCGTCACCAGTAAAGCAACCAAGCTGCAGGTAATGCAGGTCAAGCTTACCCGCTTCGGGTAGTAGGAAGCGCTCGAAGTTATGCTGTGCTATCGCAGCAAACCAGTTAGGATAGTCGGTCACTTCTTATTGTCCGTACTGTAGAAGCCAGGTGCATTGAAAAGAACAGTGGGAGCAGACCACACCCGAGTCATAGACTCGTGGCAACCAACGCATACTGGTAGCACTTCTTCTTCTCTAATACCTCGCGTTATTGTGTAACTGTTCTTACACTTAGTACACTCGTAATCGTATGTCATAGCTTGACTGCCTCCTCTATGTCTAAGTATCCCACTATCTTATCGACCTTGTTGTTGTTCTCAAACTCTGTGGTCGCTGGCATTTGGTGCACAAACCACTCTGGTTCATCCATCTCTGTAAGATCAAAGGAGTAGATACCAAGCGGTGTGCTGTTGATATAGAAGGGCAGAAGGTCGCGGTGATAGGCCTGCTCAATCAGCTTGCGGTACTTCATCTGCTCTATAAGTAGCGTAGAATAATGGGTTTGGCGACACTTCAGTTCGATGAAGTGACCGGCCTTTGCACTGGTGCAGTCGAAGGCATCGTAGATACCAGGCGCACGCTCTAAGTCTGGGTAAAGATTAAGTTTAAGAAAGTCGAAAAGGATTAACTCGTTCATACCCAGTACCTATTGCATCTGGTACAGTGAATAAGTTGTAGTGTTTCATTACGGGTAAACCTTTTAACAAACTCATACTTTAATTTATGATTACGTGTGATGAGGCAACGCACAATAAGGTAGCACTCACGTATATATTTTAGGTAGAGTCTCATTACTGGTACGGGCTAGGCCCACCCAATTCTTTATTCAGTTCACGCAAAGCGTGATTACATCTGCGGTCTGCTGTGCTGTGATGACAGCCAAGCACCTCACCTATCTGTGTAAGGGTTAGGTTCTCGTGGTAACGAAGGACAAGTATGTTCTTATCTTCATCACCTAGCTTCTCATAACACTTCTTAATATCTAAGAGCATAGCCAGCAGGTTGCCACCTTCTGCTGGTGAGGATGATCCCTTTGGTTGCCCATCTCTAATCATCTCTTGCGCTTGCTCTAGCACTGTGCCATCTATAACGGATGCAATAACAAAGGGTAGTAACTGACCGAGCATTGCAGTCTGGTAGTAGGCTTCATCCCCTAGCTGATAGCCAGACCGAGTAGCCTTCTCCTTACGACAGTAGCGCTCAGCAGCACGAGACATTTGCCAAGCAATCTTCTGCTCGTTATGTCTGCGCTGTTCAGTGTTCTCTTCTGATAGCTGTGAGTTAACGTATTCAGCACGGGCTAGTGCCCACTGCATACACTCTTGCTTTACGTCATCGCGCTCAACAAAATTCTTATACTGTTTATATACAGTGTTAGCAACGCTAGGTGCTATGTCATATATGGATGGATGTAGGTTAGTCACAGTCGTTCACTGGTACTTCTGGCCATACGCCATCCAACACCATCATTGCAATAGCAGAGTAGTTAAGTAAGTCTAGGTATGAATCACGCAGTGACTCGTTGCTTGGCTTAACGCCAGAGTCTAGTAGGTTATTGATGCGTGCAATCTTGTCCCACATACGCACACGTAGGCCATTGAGTGGACCACCTGGTGAGTGAGCTATGTTCTTTGGACCGTAGTCGTGGTGCTTACGGATAAGTAAGTTGCCAGCAGTATCCATAATGCGCCAGACGTCAGCAACAAATGCCTCATCTACCTTGTCGGTATAGGGCGCACTACTAAGATCTCGGTTTCCAAATTCACTTCGAGGATCTGAAAGCCCATAGTATGCAAAGTCTGTATCATCTGCTGCCATTCTGCCTTATCCATTCTGCTCTCCTACTAACAAGGTAATCGTTGCTTCCGCACCGTGTGCCAAGTAGTAGTCGTTGATGTCCATATTAGGTGGTAAGTGTACTATTGTCCCGTTCAATACCTCGGATGCCACGCGCTTAGAGAATTCGGCACCCGGATTAGTGCCGTCCTCTTTTACATCGTTATCACCTACGATATACACAGTGTCATAACCGTTCAGTAACTTAGCAAAGTGTGGCTTCCACGCTTGCACTCCAGGTACACCCACTGCAGGGATACCCAGTACTCCTGAGACTATGACTGTATCTAACTCGCCTTCACAAACCACGATGTGTCTACTCAAGATGGTTGTGTCAACGACGTTATATAAGTGTGCCTTCTGCCCAGTAGGTGAACCATACTTAGGCTTGCCATCATCTAGCCTACGGAACTTGAAGCCTACGCAGTGGTTAAGTGCAGTGATGTATGGAATAGATATCCACCCATCGTGCATCTCGTGACCGTTCATAGGATCAGTCACACTGCCTAGCATATAGAGCGCAGCTACCTCTTCAGATATCCCACGTTCTGCTAGCGCGACGATTGCCTCCGGACTTATTTGCTGTGCGTATCGTTGCGCCGCTTCCAGCTGCAATTTCGATTGCGCGTTTGAGGCCATCGTTAAACTCCAAGTTCTCTAGTATGCACACTAGGTTTGCTGCATTGCCACCCTTACCGCAGGTGTGGCAGTAGTACAAGTTATCGTACGTGTTGATGACAGCAGAGCGTCTACTGTCTGAATGTAAGCAGCACCGGACACTGGCTGACTTACCTTCTCTTACTTCACCGCCGAAAAATCTAACGATGACATCTATCGGTATGTCATTGGCATCTACTTTTCCTTTGAACTTACTGCCCTTACGTATCCTGGACCAGTCTTGTGCTGGCATTCGCACCCCTTACATTGTTCGTGATGTGCTTGGCTAAGCTTTAACTGGTTCAAGCGGTTGTATTCGCCTGCTTCGCTACAAGTTTGACAGATCATTCTTCGTACCACTCCTTGAAAGTTTTTACTCGCTCTTCAATCTCAGTTCGGAGCTTAAGACTGCAATAGTAGATATCAATATCAAGGAAGATAAGTGACAACTGAAAGCCACGTCTGTGTAACGTAAAGCCTACTGATACTGCTGTGAAGTACCAATTCAGGTCAATATCAATCCTCTTGAATAGAGTCAGACTCACTTGGCAACTCCTCTTCGATTGCTTCTACTACTTCTTCAACTGGATCTACTGGCCCTGTTGATGTACTGATTACTCCGTGTGGTACTGGTGTCATTTCTTGCCTTTCTTTGCTGTGTAGTAGTTGTCATTAAGACGGAACAAAGCTGTTCCTTTTTCTATTGGATTGACATATTCTTCAACCAAACCTAGTTCAATGAACAAACCCTGAAGCGCTGCTACCTTTGATTCAAGTTGGTCTACTTGTCCCTTGAACGGAGTATTTCTTTCAAGCCACGTTAAACGTTCGTTTAATTTTTTGAATACTTTAATCATTGCTTTTCCTTTAACCATTGTGTCAAGTCTTGGACTACCCAAGCCTTATCTATGCCAGAGTTGCGACGCTTAACTACAACATAATGCAGTGGCACTTCCCCAATACCACGAGCCTTAGCGTAGTTAAGCGCCTCAACCTCTGCTTGCCTCCAGAACTCCGGCAGGTCTAGTCTGACCGTGTTCTTGAGTTCTAGTATGTATGTCTGTCCCGAGACGACTACAACTAAATCTCCTTCGTCATCTTTGCCAGCCAAGCGCAAGCGCTCAGCCAGTACACCAAGACCACGAAACCATTTCATTACATCGATTTCAAAGGCTGCGCCCTTTGCTTTGTTGTACTTAGGACTACTCATAGTAAGTCATCCAGTAAATAAAGTCTTTGTTTATATCCCTGCGGAATAATGACTGGTCTATTAGAAGCAGCAGCACATCCTTCTGGGTAACGATGAAAGTAGTTAGAGCCTGCTGGACTAAAGCGTCCACTCACACTAGATAGTGCTGGCACAAATGACACATCATCTTCTTCCATTAAAGTAAGGCCACAGTTACCGCAGGTAACCCCGCGATTGTGTATCTTAAGCTTCTTCTTTGCCTGTGTCATACACAGCGTTACCGTTCTCGTCTACCTTGATCTTGAATACTTTCAATTCAATCAAGGCCATAATGAGGTTAGCCATATCAGCCTTGAGTTGTCTGATTTCATTCTTTAGATACTGAATCTCTGTGTTAGCCATTAGACCGCTATCTCATTTCCATATTCATCTTCTGGTACGTAGTTACCAGTGTACCCGTACCTTGCATCACGAGCAAACATTGCACCGTAAGCATTCTTATCTGATATCTGACAGGAACCATAGTCAACCATTAGCGTTGCATAGTCCTTAGCATCTGCTGCGTGTGGACCAAAGCGGTTCTTCACCGGTGCAATCTTTAACTCAGCTGTGTTCGGGTTATAGCCCAGTGTAAGTATCAGTGCAGGTAACTGACTGACCTTACCGTGGATAGCACGACGTGCTGGTGGGTCTGTTGGACTGCCATACTCTGACTGCTCAGAGACGTGATGCAGTACCAGTACACAGGCTTCAGTCTTGCGTGCCATATCGTGAAGCTCCATCATAATTGCACGAAGCCCAGCCCATTCGTTGTCTGTCTCAGCAGCTACATTCATAAGGTTATCTATGATGATCAACTCAGGGGCTTGGCCGTACAACTCTACGTACGCCTTAATCTCTAACTCGATATCATCGAGTGACGGACTAGAGTCAAAGACCCACTTGATATGTTTTAATTTATCAAATGATATGTCGTAGAAGTTATTGTTAGCAGATAGATTCTGCTCCACGTTTACTTGGTTATGACCTGATACGTGCGCTGCTGCTCTCATCATTACAGTAGTGGTATCAGTATCTGCTGAGAAGAACAGCGTAGGTACCTTAGCCTTGACTGCATAGATAAGTGCGAACATAGACTTACCAGCGTTAGGCGCTGCAGCAACCATACAGACTTGTCCCCTACGGAACTTAATCTGCTTCTCTGCGAGCGCAGTCCATACATCAGGAAGAGGCGTTGCTTTAGTGAGGACTGTGCCCCACGCACGCTGTAAATCAAGCAACGTCTTCCTCCCTCAGTATGATGTTTAATTGTTTGCGTAGCGGTCTACGTTCTTTCTCTGTAAGACCGCCCCAGATTCCGTGCTTTTCTTTTCTTATTCCCCACTCTGCACATTCAGCTTTGTGTGGACAGGTACGGCAAATAGACTTTGCCATCACCATCTCTACAGTATTCATTGACCCGTCGGCTTTTTCCGGAAACCAAAAGTCACCTCCTACTTCAGCGCAGCTTGGGTTCTCATAGAACCTTGGCTCGCGCATACATTAACGAACCCAGATAGTCTCGCACTTATCCGCTGCACCCTTTGGTGCTGCACACATATAACCCTGCCAAGGACCACGAGCAGATGTACCAGTCTTGAATGCCATTACTCCGTGACGGCAAGACTTAGTACCAGGCTGTTCAGCAGGGGCAGCAACTGGTGTTGCATTGAAGGCTGCTTGAATGTTTGTTACTGCAGCAGCAGTAGCGTTGCCACCACCAAGGTCACCAGCTGTTGCCTTGATAAGGGATGCCACCATACCTAGGTCGTTAAGACCTGTCTCAAGATCCTTCACATCTGATGCGTAAAGATTGATAAGAGTTCCGTCAGATAACTTGTAGTTAATCTGGAACTTTGTGTTCTCATTTGCAGCCATTTATTTTCCTCCGATAGATTTGATATTTAGTCTTGTAGATTCTGCACCAACAACCTTTGGTACGAACCCTAGAAGTTTCTCAACTTCCTTACTGTCAACTGACTCACGTCCTTTGACTGTTGTCCAACTGATTTCGATACCACTTGCAGTAGTACCAGTAGCGCCTTCAAGGGATGCCTTCAAGGTTTCTCTTTCCTTTTCAAGCTCTTTGATCTTGCTGT